TAAAAACGGAGTTTCATCTCTGGTAATCATAGTTATAAAAGATGCCAGGTCTTCCTTTTTACCCTTGGTATCTTCCGTTCTAAATATTGCCATTTTAATTTTTCCTATAAAATATTACAATTGTTAAGAGATAAGAAAGATTAATTGTCAAACATTCCGTCTACCAGTCCTGCTAGAAAAGAATCAGTTTGATTCTCTGTAGCGTCTCCTGATAAGACTTTCTTGCGTAACTCCTTTTCTTTCTCATTAGTTTTAGCCTTTTTGCTCACAGGCTTAGTTGCCTTAACACTTTTAGTAGGAGCTTTCTTGCGCTTCTGGACCGCAACTTTCTTGCTGTCCTTTAAAGCCTTATAATCATACATTAACGCAATCACTTTAGGATCTATAACGTTTGCAAACTCAGGAAAACCTAAGTCTTTTACTGCCCAGTTAACTACGGATTCGTAGTTATCTTGCCAGCCTGGTAGATCCGTATCTAATGCTGAAATAGCTTGTTCTTTACTTGCTTGTAACGTAGCTGCGTCTGCTTGAGTCTTTTCAGAATTAGCTTCGTCTTTAAGACGTGTAGCTTCATTCCTTTTAGATTCAAGTTCTTTAGCTTTATTACGTCTAGCTTCTTGCCATTTAGGCAATTCGAACATATCATCATCATTTATTAATTGTTGTATTTTGCGATCATACGCTTCTAACTGTATTGCGTCACTATCAATTTGATTAGTAAGCAATTCAGCGTTTTGAGATTTAAGCGCAGTAGCTTCTTCTGCAAGTGCTTTAGCTTCTTTTAGCTGTGCACTGGCTTCAATGGATTTCTTGTTAGAGCTTTGAGCAGTCTGGTAACCTTTGATTAACTCAGCCATAGATACAGTCGATTCTTCACCATCAATCTTAACTGGTACTTCATATTCCATATCTAGTTCTTCGCCATCATCTTCCACTTCTTCTTCAGAGTCATCTGCATCTTTCTCAGTCTCTTCTTCTTCAGTTTCTAGATTATCGTCATTGCTCTCATCTTCTAATAGTTCAGTCTCGGGCGCCTCAGCTTCATCACTCTCTGCTGCTTCCTCCACTTCGTTATCAATATCTTCGCTGGGTAGATCCTCTTTTGGTTCATCACCAAAGAACTCGCCCGCTAGACCTTCTAACATTGCATCTTCATCAACCAAATTTACTTTAACATCCCGACTATTTGTTAGGGTAGTTTCTAAACTCTCTGACATTACATAATCCTCCTATAGATTATTCTTTATTTGGTAGCAGCTTTCTTAATAGGTGCTGCTGCCTTTTTAACCTTTTTAACATCCTGTTTTTTGGACTCACGCTCAACTATATCTTCAAGACGGGCAATAAGAGCCTGTACCGAAGTAAGTTTTTCGAGTAGTTGTCTAATAACGGGACCGTGTCCACCGCGGTTTCTTGCCCCGCGCATTTCACGTAGTATATTTTTTTGTTCTAACTTGAACATCTCCAAGTCTTCTAGTGTAAACTCATCCATTTAGATCCTCCTGTTCCTTTTTGAATGTTTCATTATCGCCAGCAACCGCTAACGACTCTATTTCTTTCTTCACATCTGTTAACGCTACGACAGTATTATAAATAGTCTCTCGTAGTTCTGTTTGATGTGAACCTGTCTGACTCCATGCCACTAGATACTTTTCTCTAACTTTCTCAAAGATTAAGTCATAAGCTTTATTACTTATAATCATCTTAGCATGAGCCCCTAGTTCTATTTTATCCATTTGACCTCCGTTTCATGAATTAATTACCAATTTTGGTAGGTTTCCCTGTTTGTATTTCTAAAGCAATCTCTGCCTTATCCTTAGCAACCATATGCTCGAACTTTTCTCTATCCAATTCCATATCAGCTTGTTTCTTCTGGATATCAGCCATTTGCTTTTGCAGAGTCAACATAAGTTTCTGTTGTTCTATTTCCTGCTCTTTCTGCTCTTCAGCCTGTGCTGCCTGTTGTTGTTGAGCCACAGCTTGTGCTTGCTGTTGACCTTGCGGTGTTGCCGGATCGACAATAAAGTCAGTCCAGTTTTCGACACCAATTGAATCCATAAGTTGCTTAGCAATATTAAACCCTGAAGCAGGATTAATGACACTTTTAGTTTCCGGTGCTTGATATAACATTGGCATAACTTGTGTAGCTAGCATTATCATATTTTCTTGGGTATTGGCCTTACTGTTAGGACCAACATCTATGTCCACAGTACAGTTCTCAATAGGCATCATATCTTTAGATGTAATGCCGTAATACGAAAAGTCTTTCATAATCGCATCAGCATTTTCTAGCACTAAGCTGTAAACACCACGACATAAGTCTTTAAAACCAGTTTCAGCAAATCTGCGTGCTACATAAGCAATACGCTTTTGTGAGGCTGCCTGTACTTGCGCAACTTTACCTGCCGAGTTACCAGAATCAAATAGTTTTTCATTCACACCTTGAGCCGCGCGCGTCATACCGCTAGCCTGCTCTTTCTCATTGTTCATAAATTCTAACAAGGAGAACGTCGAAGGTGACAGAGAATCCGGGGTAATCGGCTGCACTGCTGCAACAGGACTACCATTAGTAGGGATAATCTGGTGAGGTTCGGGACTCTGAAGTGCACGGAAATCCACCGTGTTGGGATCTGCAAGAACTCGACCATAATTTGTCAAGTATACATTTTCTACCATACCTCGAGTAATAGCCGTTTTAATCTCTGTAGCTGACCGAGTTACATCTGCTATAGACAACCCGTAAAAGGCGTATGGAATCTCGATAGGATTTAAATTAGCCAAAGGTATGCCATCAGCATACTCTTCTAATAAAATCTCATCACCAGCCACTATGAGCCTTTTCAACTCAGCGATACCATCGCCATCTCTGTCAATCTTCATCCAGACTTCGTTAACAGTAATTTCTCTGTTAGCTGTGCCCAAAATATCTTCCTCTTCACCTACCCAGACACTATTTACTGATTGTCTGCCAGCGCTTTCTCCATAGTTCCCTTTAAGACCCGCAAAAGATTCCGAACCTTCTGTTGCTAAGTCATCTGGTACATCAAATCCTTGTGTGCGAAGATCAGATAAGGATACTTCGGTTTGGATTCCTACGAATGTAGAATTAGCTATTGAGGTAGCTGTTCGATTAATCATAAAAGATTCAGGCGGAATATTTTCTAACTCTATTTTAGACGTATCTACCTTGCGTCTAATTTTAGCTAGCTTATAATATTCAACTTCTTCGCCTTCAATTATTTCTGATGCAGTATTTAGCTCAATTATTTCGACATCTTCTTCTGCCGTAATAATATCGAGCTGTTCTGTAGTTATATTCTCGTATTCCTCTACTTTGTATTCAGAAGATTCTACCCACTTCCAGCGAATAGTCGCATTCTTAAATAATAAAGCACTCTTAATCCACGTATTTAGTTCCACCCAACCATTATTCTTAACAAAGATACAATGGTTAGTAATATCGGAAGCTATGCCCGCAGCTTTAGACTGCGTTGGGTCCATTGGATTAAATTTAGCTATTTTTCCATTGCTTAACATCAATTCTGAGATAACTGCTAGATACGAATCTACAATTTCTACAGTATCTGATGATACAACCTTAGAAACTCCCATCGGCGCTAACCTACCCCTTGGCTGTTGGGTGTAGTAGTCAATAGCTTCTTCTCTTGCTTCTGATATTTCAGAGCCATCAGAGAATGAGCCTACTGACTGATGAATAGCGTCATTAATGAGACCCGTCAGCTCTTCATCTGTTATTTTATTAATATTTTTCGACATAGTGTCTCCTAAATCCAATTGTTATTAGTTTCTGGTATATACATATTACCAAATCCTATTCTATCATTTGTTAACCTATCAATATGTGTTCGATAAACTTCACAAGCAATAGCCAAAGCCATTACTGAATCATCTAAACATCCGGGACTTGCGCCAGTTGTGCCCCTATCATCAGATAAGTAGTCTTTTAATTCTTGAATAATTACTGAAGATTTAATATCTAGCTCTTCTTCAAATAACCAATTCTTTAAGTTGCCTATGATAGCAGGTTTGGATGCGCTAGTTGTTCTAAAGCCTAGTCTTATCCCCTCTTCATTTGATATATTAGCAATCTTTGTTTGAAAGTACATATTAACGTAGTTCATATCTTTCAGCTTCTGAAGAGTAGCCACACCCATTGAATTAGATTCAACAGCCAAAAGTGCATTATTAAAATAGCGTCCTAAATAAAATAATTCTTTGCCAAAAGCAGAAGGGTCTATTCTGTTATTACGATATAAACCAACGACTTCTCTCTTTGAGTTCATAACTACAGCAGCGCTATAATCTTGCCCTACCCCAAGAGCAACATCAGCCCCAATAATATATTTCTCTTTGAAACTAGGGGCCTCCCATATTTCAAGGTGCCCTTCTCTCTGATCATCCCAAGACATCATCTTAGGATTAAAACTTCTTATACTTGTAGCAGATTCAATTTTTAATTTTTCAATCTTTTCGATATCAAATACATTAGCACCTGATACCTGGAATGCTTCTTCAGAAGTCGCTGGATATTCCTGGGCAAACTTTGTTGCACCAGATTCACCAATCTTCATTCTCCTCCAATAAAGTTGGTCATTAGTTAAATTATATAATTCAACCAATGCGTCTTCTTCCTTAGTCCGTACGAAATCTCCGGAAACTTCCATAGTATATTCTAATGTCACATACCAAGGTAAAAATACTGGAACATAATCATTTAAGCCTTGTTCCGCTTTCTTCCACATTTCATAGAAAGAGCCAGTAGCACCATTAGCTGTAGATTCTAGAATTATTTCAGTGCCATCAGCGCTAGAGACCCCCTGGAACAGGCCGGCTAAGATTTTCTCTTGATTCTGCCAAAATGCTACTTCAGAACAATGTAGAATTGTTGGGGTTGTACCGCGCCCGGCTTCAGGCGAACCTGCTGTATATAATCTAAATCCTGAATCATTATGTGCAAACTTAATTTCTTTCGCATTAGACTTAACTAATTCCGGAGCCGTGTCACCTGGCATTCTTTCAATAAATTGTTTACTCATTGTAAATAGAGCATCAGATGTTGCGCTATCATGCGCTAATACTACTGATCGAGTATAAGGAGTGTATAGAGTTTTCCAAAATACTCTTCCAGCTGTATATGTAGATATACCTTGCTGACGAGCTTTAAGAATTATTACCCTTACTCTACCTTTCTCTTTTAACTGCTTTTCAACAGCTTTATGTATTTTTTGTTGTGCCTGATTAAACTTAAAAGGTATATAACCTTGTGCAGCATCTTTAGTAATGATCTTTAATCGATCTCCCGAAAACTTTTTAAAGTCGTTTTTATATCTTAAATCTTTCTTTTTCTTAGCGATAGCTTTGCGTATTTCTATTTCTTTCGCTAACTTTAATTTATATTCTTTGCTACTCTTATCCATAATTACCCTCCAGCTCATATGATAATAGTTTTTAAATTAGGTGGTTGGTTACTTAGGCTGATGCCAACCGTCACCATTCGGAGGGACCCAAGTTTTTTAAGTTATTCTTTCTTCTCCACTTTTATTTTGTGTTACTTGGATAACTCACTCGTTATATCCTTGTCTAACAATTTCCAGATAATACCTGCAGCGATAATACCCGCTAGTCCCGCGTTACCAAGTGTCCAAACTATATTCAATATAGAAGCGATAACATCCCCAGTTAGGAATGCTACTTGGCTGCCAAATATAACTTGTAGTACTATTGATAAACTAATTAACTTAATGCCTACATCTATCGCAGCATCAGCTCCATTCTTTATTTTTTCTAACATAATTTAACTCCTTCTAATTAAAAAATCCTCCGGTTTAGTCTCCTAAGCCTCCGTGCTTTCTTACTATAACTTTTATTTAAAAGTCATTCATTTTTTAGTTCCAAGATATTTATTATATAAAGGTACCAATTTCTTTCTAAATGCAAAACCTGCCACTGCTGCGAATATAATAAAACCTATTACACTCTCCATGTTACTCTCCTA